ACAGGCAACATTGTTGCACTGCCAAATAACAGAGTAAGAGCTACTAGTCCTGCTCTGTGGGTTACAGGTGAAGGTGCTCCTGATTTTGCTCCATCTCAATGGACACATTCAGCAGAGTCACACGAATCTTATTTAGACCCATTCACTACGTTTAACAATTTATACGAGGATAGAGATGTTAAAAAAGCAAAAGGCAAAAAAGACAATAAAAAAAGTAGTTAAGGGTTTAAACAAAGCATCTAAACTTCATGCAGGTCAAGCTAAATCTTTAAAAGCAATTAAACTTAAAAGTGGAGGTAGTACAGTCAATGCTGCAGGTAACTACACTAAACCAACCATGCGTAAGAAGATATTCAACAGAATCAAAGCAGGTGGTAAGGGAGGTGCTCCCGGTCAATGGAGTGCAAGAAAAGCACAGATGGTTGCCAAAGCATATAAAGCAGCAGGTGGTGGCTATAGAGGATAATGGCAGAAAAAAAGAAAGACCCTAAAGTTGGAACAGGAAAAAAACCAAAAGGAAGTGGCAGACGATTATACACGGATGAAAACCCTAAAGACACAGTTAGCATCAAGTTCGCCACAGTCGCAGATGCCAAAGCAACCATTGCAAAGGTTAAGAGAATCAATAAACCATATGCGAGAAAGATACAAATCCTTACTGTCCTTGAACAACGAGCCAAAGTATCTGGGAAGAGGGAGCAAGCAGCTCTCGCAAAAAGAGCAAAAGAACAATTAAAGAAAGCACATGATAGAAAAACAAATAAAAAATAGATGTAAGACTTGTGAGTGTTACGATTGTGACTGTGAAGATTGTAACTGTGAGTGTCACGAAGAAGAAGAGGAGGTACAAGGAGTACCTGTATAGTAAATGATTGAGTTTGTGTTAGTGTTTATGATGGGAATAAGAGTAGTAGACCAAACACAAACATTTGAAGACATAGATAGATGCTTGTACTTTGCAGAAAGATTACAGGCACAACCTTCAATACCACAACAGGAAGGACCTAATCTACAGATAACAGCATATTGTAAGCCTAGAAGGAAAAGATAATGTTAGCAGAACTCGCAGCAGCAAATGCAGCCTTCGGTGTAATCAAGAGTTTTATATCTAATGGTAAGGAACTTTCAGGTTGTGCTAAACAAATATCAGATTTTGTATTTTCTAAAGAAGCCATAGAGAAAAACCTTAAAAAGAAAAAAGCCAAAGGTATAGGTGGTGGAGACTTAGAAGAGTTCATGGCTCTTGAGCAGATAAGAGAAAAAGAAGAAGAACTCAAGAAAATGATGATATATCTAGGTAGACCCGGGTTGTGGCAGGATTGGCAACAGTTTCAAGCTGAAGCAAGAAAATCTAGACGTTATCAAGAAAAGATGGCAGAGAAACGCAGAGAAGAGATAATGGAATATGTAGGGTATAGTGTAGGGTTTATTGTCATTATATTTTTTGCAGGACTAGTGGCTTGGGCAGTAGCTAAGTGGACAGGTAGATTATAACCCCATGTATAGGCATCTGCACGTTGCAAGAGAATGTCTGCATAGGATGTAATAGAACAATAGAAGAAATTAAGGAAGCATATGAGAGCACCACAAAAGTCACTAGCAAATTGGACAAAACAGAAATGGACAACTAAGAGTGGTAAACCTAGTACACAGGGGTCAAAAGCTACAGGCGAACGTTATCTACCTGAAGCGGCGATTAAGGCTCTTAGTTCCAGTGAATACGCCGCCACTTCGGCTGCTAAACGAAAAGCAACTAGAGGAAATAGACAAGTATCTAAACAGCCCAAAAAGATTGCTAGAAAAACGGCGAGATTTAGATGAGAAAAGACAAATTGTACTTAAGCTTGGCGAAGCCGCTGCTGAAGCTAGGAAACTATCTATTCAACAAGCACGTGAAAGCTCTAAGAAAAAGACAAGAAAAAGAAGGAATTAGGAGACTATAATGGAAAACATGGTTTTAGATGCATGGAATGAACTTAGTTACGTTGAAGGTGTGCTATTCACAGTATGGTTATTTATTTTGTACTATGGTAAATGTTGGATAGACTCAAAATTTAATAAGGGGAAATAATGTTTACAGCACTTATAGGACCTATAGCAAACCTAGCTAGTTCTTGGATGGACAGTAAGGTTGAGAAAGTTAAAGCTGATGGTCAAGCTAAAGTAGCACAGGCTAAAGCTAAAGCAGTTGTGGCAGAGAAAGTAGCAACAGGTGAAGTTGAATGGGAAAAGACAATGGCAGATGCAACAGATGGAAGTTGGAAAGACGAATTTGCCTTGATTGTTTTGTTATTACCTGCTATACTAGTTTTTGTACCTAGCATGACAGAATATGTAAGAGTAGGCTTTGAGGTACTTAATACACTACCTGAGTGGTATCAGTATCTTTTATTTATAGCAATTAGTGCATCCTTTGGTATTAAAGGCGCAGGACAAGCAATGAAAATAATGGGGAAGAAATAATGATTGTAAAAAAAAGCAAAGCCACAACAAAAACAAAGAAACCTGTAGTTAAAGCACATAGAGGAATGGCTCATATACCAAGAGGAAGTAGGCAATTAAAAAACCCCGTACGAGGAATCACTCCTAGGGATAGGCAAAATCAAGTCATATTGAATAGGAACAAAGATAAGATACGAGCTTATCAAAAAGATATGGAAAGTCGTTTTAGACAAGATTTAAAAAATATGGGTATAGACCCTAGTAATCAAAAGCAAATGCAGTCTCTAAGTCCTCAACAAAGAGCAAGGCTTAATGCAATGTCTAACAGATATAGTAGACAGCAGAATAAATTTATCTTCGACTTAGGTGTTAGAAATAGACAACAGCCACGTAGAAGACTAACGCCTCAACAACAACAACAGTTACAAAAAAGACAACAAAGAGCAACTAGAATGCCAAATGCACCTAGTTCAAAGCCAACTGTCATTAATAGAAGAAAGGCTATACAGGATGCTCAACAACGGTATATGGATATGCTTAAAAAACAAATGGAGCAAAGAAATAAAAGACAGAAACAAAATGAACAGAGAGTAAAAGCTACAAAAGTTTCAGCAACACCTGCTACACAAAAAACTGTACCTACACGTACTCCACGAAAGCCTCAAGTAGACCCAAAAGCAAGAACACCACAGAAAAAAAGACCTACAGGAACTCCTAGAGTACCACAAGCACAACCTACACCGAGAGTACCACAAGCACAACCTACACCGAGAGCACCTACACCTAGAAGAAGAAGATTTAGATTTAGAGGAAGAAGATAACGTAATGTCAAACATTATTGAAACAAACTTTGGAACACTAATCAACCCTGCAAGAGTAGCACAAGGTAGTGCTTCTAGCATTGTCAAGAAGGGTGCATTCTATATATTTTCACTTAGACTAAGTAGTGATGATATTAGAGAGTATTCATTTACAGATAGAACTAGAGCAGAGAAGATGAGAAAGATTCTAATAAGCCATTTAGAACAAAGTATAAAACTAAAGAAAGTAAATAGTTAATGAACTTAATAAAACTACAAGACGAGATAGCTAATGATGAAGGTGTAGTGTATGAAACATACCACTGTTCCCTTGGACATTTAACTGGAGGTATAGGTCATCTTATCACAGAATGGGATGAGGAGTTCTATGAACAGCCTATAGGAACTAAAGTACCCAATGAACAAGTTAATGATTGGTTTGAGAAAGATATAAAAGTTACAATAAGTGATTGTAAGATTCTATTTGATAACTTTGATAATCTACCAGAAGAAGCACAACTAGTCATAGCAAATATGTGTTTTCAATTAGGTAGACCAAGACTATCTAAATTTAAAAATTTTATTGCTGCAGTTAAAAATGAAGATTGGCAACGTGCAGGCGATGAGATGCAAGACAGTAGATGGTATAAGCAAACAACTAATAGAGCAGATAGACTTATAGCACGTATTACTAAATTAGGAGTACCAATGTAATGTCAGCAGCAGATAACAAAATGATTACTGCTTTATCTAAGATGTACCCAAAGCTTAGCAAGGCTCAAATTACTTCTTTTGTAAAGAAGAAGAAAAAGCCTATTACTATAGCTAGTGTTACAAAAGTTAAGGTAGGCATAGTACCCTTGAAGAAAAAAACAAAAAAGAAGAAATCATAATGGCAAAAGAATTAACAGAAAAGCAACAGAAGTTTTTAGATGTACTGTTTGATGAGGCAAATGGGGATGTTACACAGGCGAAACTACTCGCAGGCTATGCACCTACCAGTTCTACGTCAGACATCGTCAGAGGCATCAAGGAGGAGGTTCTAGAGGCTACTCAGATGTTCATGGCACGTAATGCTCCTAGAGCAGCTGTTGCAATGGTTAGTGGAATCAACGACCCTACAGAGTTGGGTATGAGAGAAAAGATGACTGCGGCAAAAGAATTACTTGATAGGACAGGTCTAGTGAAGACAGAGAAGATGCAAGTAGAGTCTACAGGTGGTGTCATGCTTATGCCAGTCAAGAATGTACAAGCAGAAGATGAATAACAGAAGTATAGGAACTTGGGAATTACCCCAACCAACAGATTTAAAAGAAGATGATGAGTGGATTAAAATACCACGTATAGCTAGAACAGTACCTTTTGGTTACATACAAGATGAACAAGACCCTGAGACACTTAATCCTATAAAAGATGAACTAGATAAATTAGAAATGGCTAGAAAATATGTGAAGCAGTATTCCTATCGCCAAGTAGCTAATTGGCTATCAAAGCAAACAGATAGATATATTTCACACGTAGGACTAAGAAAAAGGTTACAGAATGAAAAAAGACGTAAGAACCAAGCTAGAAGCCTACGCAAGTGGGCAGAGTATGCAGAAGCGGCGATCTCCAAGGCGAAAGAAATTGAGCAAGAAAGAACCGGTGCAAAAGCCTACTCTTGAGTCTAAAGTCCAAGAAGTTGAACGTATAACAGAAATACCTATTGAGCAAAAGCACAATGTTATATTTAGACCAAATGAAGGACCTCAGACAGAGTTTTTAGCAGCTGGTGAAAGAGAAGTACTATATGGTGGTTCAGCAGGTGGTGGCAAGAGTTATGCCATGTTAGCAGACCCATTGAGATATATGAGTCACCCATCATTTAGTGGACTACTACTAAGACACACGACAGAAGAATTAAGAGAGTTAATATTTAAGTCTCAGGAAATATATCCAAAGATTATTCCGGGAATTAAATGGTCAGAAAGAAAGATGCAGTGGGTTGCACCGTCAGGTGCTAGGTTGTGGATGTCTTATTTAGATAGAGATGACGATGTACTAAGGTATCAAGGTTTAGCTTTTAGTTGGATAGGCTTTGATGAGTTAACACAGTGGGCAACACCATACGCATGGAATTATATGCGTTCTAGATTGAGGTCGGTAGCAAAAGACTTACCAATATTTATGAGAGCAACAACAAATCCGGGAGGCAGGGGTCATCATTGGGTTAAAAAAATGTTTATTGACCCAGCTCCATATGGAAACTCATTTGATGCTACAGACATTGAAACAACAGAAGTCCTTAAGTATCCGGCAGGACATGAAAAGGCTGGAAAATCATTATTCAAAAGGAGATTTATCCCTGCACGATTATCAGACAATCCTTATCTTGCAGAGCAAGGGGATTACGAAGCCATGCTCTTATCATTACCTGAACAGCAACGAAGGCAATTATTGGATGGCGATTGGGATATTAAGGAAGGTGCTGCTTTCACTGAGTTTGATAGGAACGTGCATGTTATTGAGCCTTACGATGTACCACATAATTGGGTTAAGTTTAGAGCTTGTGATTACGGTTATGGTAGTAAGTCTGGTGTCCTTTGGTTTGCTGTATCGCCATCTGAACAACTTATTGTCTACAGAGAATTATACGTTAGCAAAGTCCTTGCCACAGATTTGGCAGATATGATATTAGACTTAGAAGACGGAGATGGTGGCATAAGATATGGAGTATTAGATAGCTCCTTATGGCACAAGAGAGGAGACACAGGTCCTTCTCTAGCAGAACAAATGATTATGCGAGGTTGTCGTTGGAGACCGTCAGATAGAAGTAAAGGTAGTCGTGTAGCAGGTAAGAACGAAATACACAGACGTTTACAGATAGATGAGTTTACTGAAGAGCCAAGGCTAGTATTTTTTAACACATGTAGTAATACTACAGCACAATTACCATCTATTCCACTAGATAAGAAAAACCCAGAGGATGTAGATACTTTAGCTGAAGACCACTTGTATGATGCATTAAGATATGGTATAATGTCAAGACCAAGATTTAGCTTATTTGATTACGACCCAAGAGGTGTGCCAACACACTCTATGCCAATGGCAGACTCTACATTTGGATATTAAGGATATAATATGGATGAAAATGATGAAATAATAGTAGAAAGTGAAGCAATATCTTTAGAAGATTCTGAAGACACTACTACTACAGATACTAATACTGCAAATATAATTCCATTTATAATGGAGAGATACAATCGTGCAGACGATTATAGAGAACAAGACGAACAGAGGTGGCTAAGAGCCTACAGAAACTATAGAGGTTTATATGGTTCTGACGTTCAGTTTACGGAAGCTGAAAAATCTCGTGTGTTTATTAAAGTAACTAAGACTAAAACATTAGCAGCCTATGGACAGATTGTTGATGTTTTATTTGCTAACAATAGATTTCCGTTGAGTGTAGACCCAACAGAATTACCAGAAGGAGTAGCTAAAGATGTTAGTTTTGATCCTAAAGAGCCTCAAGAGTTGCGTGGAAGCACTAGTTTATCATCCTCACCTTATGGGTTTAAAGGAGATGGTAAAGAATTGCCTAAAGGTGCAACTGCCAAAACTTTGCAAGATATGCTTGGTCCTTTACAAGACAAGCTTAAAGATGTTGAAAACATTAAAGAAGAAGTTGGTAAAACTCCTTCAGCAATTACGTTCAGCCCTGCGTTGGTTGCGGCAAAAAATATGGAAAAGAAAATCCACGACCAACTAGAAGAATCAGGTGCAAGTAAACATTTACGTAGTACGGCATTTGAAATGGCTTTGTTTGGTACAGGTGTTATGAAAGGTCCTTTTGCTATAGACAAAGAGTATCCTAATTGGGATGAAGAAGGCGAGTATGACCCAACAATTAAAACTGTACCTCAAGTATCTCATGTATCTGTTTGGAACTTTTATCCAGACCCTGATGCAAACAATATGGATGAAGCACAGTTTGTTATTGAGAGACATAAGATGTCACGTTCTCAAATAAGGGCATTAAAGAAGAGACCTCACTTTAGAAGTGAAGTTATTGAGGCTGCTATAGCAGAGGGCGAAGATTACACAAGACAATCTTGGGAAGATGATTTATCTGATTATGCACCTGAACATGGTGTAGACAGATTTGAAGTTCTTGAGTATTGGGGTATGTGTGATACCGAGATGTTATTAGAGCAAAAAGTTGAGATACCTAAAGAATTAGAAAATCTAGATGAGTTGCAAGTTAATGTGTGGATATGTAATGGTAAATTAATAAGAATGGTTCTTAATCCTTTCAAACCATCAAAAATTCCATACATGGCTGCACCATATGAATTGAATCCTTATTCATTCTTTGGTGTAGGTATAGCTGAAAACATGGATGACACACAGACTCTTATGAATGGTTTTATGAGAATGTCTGTAGACAATGCTGTGTTATCAGGCAATCTACTTATAGAAGTAGATGAGACTAACTTAGTTCCCGGACAAGACTTATCAGTATATCCGGGTAAAGTGTTTAGAAGACAAGGTGGTGCTCCGGGTCAAGCAATATTTGGCACGAAGTTTCCTAATGTCTCGCAAGAGAACTTACAGCTATTTGACAAGGCTAGACAACTCGCAGACGAAAGCACAGGACTACCATCTTTTGCTCATGGTCAAACAGGTGTGTCAGGTGTAGGTAGAACTGCTAGTGGTATATCTATGCTAATGAACGCAGCAAGTGGTAGTGTTAAAACTGTTATTAAGAACGTAGATGACTATTTACTTAAACCATTAGGTGAAGGTTTGTTTAGGTTTAATATGCAGTTTGACTTTGATAAAAGCTTAAAGGGTGATTTAGAAGTTAAGGCTAGAGGTACAGAAAGCTTAATGGCTAATGAAGTACGTAGTCAAAGACTTATGCAGTTCTTACAAGTTGCATCTAATCCAGCTCTTGCACCTTTTGCTAAATTCCAATATGTTATTAGGGAGATTGCTAAGTCAATGGACTTAGACCCTGATAAGGTTACAAATAATATGGATGAGGCTGCATTACAAGCAGAGCTTATGAAACAATTCCAAGGACCCCCAGCCGATCAGCAACAGAAACCACCCGCAGGTGCAAATCCTATGGACCCAACAGGAGCAGGTGGAGCAACTATTGGAACTGGAGTAGCACCAACTCCGGGAGAACAAGGATTTACAGGAACACCTCAAGATGGACAACAGCAACAAGCAGCAAATACTCAGCAACCTCAAGCCGATGGTCAGCAATCTCAAGCTACTGAACAGCTTCAATGATTACGTTGAGTATTTAATAAGTCAACAACATAAGTTGTTAGAACAAACAGACGATACTATTATAATGCATAGAGCACAAGGTGCTGTGACATTATTACGCAGACTAAAGAAACTTAGGGATGAAGTAAACTCAAGCAATAGCTGATTTACTTAATATACGAGCTAACGCAAAGGAACAATAATATGGCAGACATGATACCTATGGGAAAACTTTTAGAGGCAGCTCAAAAAGAATATCCTAATTTAGATAAGGAAGAGTTGACTGCTTTAATAGGATTGCAAATAGAGGCTAGACAACAACAGCTTAAAAATGAAATGAAAAAAATAAAAATGAATAGAGGTGGTTCGTCTAAAGTAAAAGATAAGGATATTGAAAAGGCTGCACTGCCAAAATCAAAACCTGATGTCGTAAATAAAGACATAATGGATATGGTGGATTTTAAAAGGTACGAAAAAGAAAAAGGTGAGTTACATCCAGAAGACCCAAGAGCAGGGGATAATATGGACACAGGTAAAGCTTTTTACGAAGAGGGTGATAAAACTTTAAAAGGCGAAATAGAAAGACTTACTAAATTAGCCAAAGAAAGAAAAAAGTTTCTAGGTAAAAAAATAGATGCTGCTAAAGGTGGCTCTATGCCTAATCAAATGGAAATGTTTGAAGAAGGTGGTCTTAAAGATGAGGGTGGTTCAGTAGACCCTGTGTCAGGTAATGATGTACCAATAGGTTCAACAAAAGAAGAAGTTAGAGATGACATACCAGCACAATTAAGTGAGGGAGAGTTTGTATTTCCCGCAGATGTAGTTAGGTATATAGGCTTACAGAATCTAATGCAGATGAGACAACAAGCGAAGATGGGTCTCAAGGAAATGGAAGCTATGGGTCAGATGGGCAATAGCGAAGAGGCTACAATGCCAGACGATTTACCTTTTGATATAAATGATATTGACATAGAGGAAAATGAAGAGTATAATAATGAAGACATGGAAATGGCTCAAGGTGGGGTAGTGTATGCTGCTAACGGTTTTGCAGGTCAAGCACCTAAAGGTGGCTATAGCTATAAAACACCAACAGTACCAAAAGTAGATAGAAAATTAAAATTTAAAGATTTAATTGGTGTAGACAGTGGTGAAGCAGCTGCAGCAGATGAATACAAAACTTATATAAATGAAGCAGGTGCTGAAATACAAGTACCATTTAGAGATGGTAAAATTTTAACAGGGTATAACATCCCTGAAGGCTACATGCTTAAAACGGAAAAAGCAGATAAACCTATAAGTCAAAGTAAGACAGTTCAGTCTACAAGAGTACAAGGCACTGATGATGGTGGCGATGATACAGGAGTAGCTGACTTAGGTGGTGCTAGAACAACTATAGGTGGTGTAGAGTATGCTGTACAATACAACTTTGATGGAACAGTTGGGTTAGCATCTGTACAAGATTATAAGACAACAGGTAAAGCTGACTTTAACAAAGTTAGTCCTGCGTTAGCTGAACAAATTAAAACACAAGCTGTAGGTCAAGTGGCTGAAATAGCTAAAGCTGTGGGAATGAAAACTGCTATTGTAGGTGAGGTAGCTAAAAAGTTTGGAGTTGAACTTCCGGGTCTTAAAAAACTAGACACTGCTATAACAAAAGCTAAAACTGTACAAAAAGATTTTGACAGAGGCTTTAAACCCGAAGAGATGTTTGACATGGGTAGATCATATTTAGATGACAAAGATAAAGGTTTTGCAGATAGATCAAAAGAAGACAAACTAGGATTTGAAGGTTTAGGTGAAAAAGATATGAGGTCAATACAAGGTGGACTACAGTTTGGTAAAGGCGATCAAATAAACAAAGGCTTAGATGATGGTTTTGTAGACAGTCTAGGTGATATTGACAAAGGTATATCAGAGGATGCGTTTACGTCTACAGCACCTGATACAAGTGATGTTGTAGGTACAACTCAGCCCGGCGATCAGTTTCAATCTACTTCTGATAACTCATCATATGATAGCAGTCAAGATGATAGCTATTCAGATTCAGGCTATTCTGACAGCATAGACACCGGTGGTTTCAACATAGGTGGACTTGCAGGTAAAAAGAAAAAGATTAAAGTTAAGAAGATGAAGCGAGGTGGATTAGCTTCACGTTAATAATCCACAATTAGAACTAGCTTACTTAACCCCCAATAAGGCTACGTTAACCCTAGGAGAAGAAAATGGCTGAATTAGCTAAAGATATAATGGTGAAAGAGAACACACCTAAAAAAACAATGTTTGTAAATAGACCTTATTCTCAAGAAGAGAGATTAAAGAAAGATGAAGAAGAACTTGCGAGGCTCGTTGAAGAGCAAAAAGGTGAAGGCAAGACTGGCGAAGAGGAAGTTGAGAGTGAAGCAGAACCGACTTCTGCTGAAGAGAAAACTTTTAAGAAAAGATACGGAGATTTACGCAGACATTCCCAAGAAAAAGAACAGCAATTTCAAAAGCAGTTAAATGATTTAAAAAGTCAATTAGATTCTGCCACTAAGAAAGAAATGAAATTGCCAAAGTCAGACGAGGATATAGAAGCATGGGCAACAGAATATCCTGATGTGGCAAAGATTGTAGAAACAATAGCTATGAAAAAAGCTATGGAGCAATCTAAAGCTTTAGAAGAACGTGTTAAGGTTATAGACGAAATGCAGTTAAGTGCTGTAAAAGATAAAGCTGAAGCACAGTTATTAAATCTACATCCTGATTTTAATGAGATAAGAGAAAGTGATGACTTTCATAGTTGGGCAGACGAACAGCCTAAATGGGTACAAGATGCACTATACGAGAATGACAATGATGCAAGATCAGCAGCAAGAGCTATTGACCTCTACAAAGGAGATAGAGGTATTGGCAAGGGAACTAAGACAAAGAGTGATAAAAGTGCTGCTAAAGCAGTTAATACGCAAGGTACAAGAACCAACATTGATGCTACAGGGAACTCTAACAAAATTCGTGAGTCCACTGTGCAGAAGATGAGTGCTAAAGAGTATGAAAAGAAATCAGAACAGATAATGGAAGCCATCCGTAGTGGTGACTTCATTTATGATATCTCTGGTAATGCTAGATAAAAGCTTGACAAAGTTTTTTTTATATGTATAACTATAGATAACTAGAGGTGTAGTACAACCCCTTTTTGGATACTTGTGCTACGTCTAACCCCACTTTACTAGATTACCCAATTATGTGAGCCTACAGAAGATTAGCTATCCAATGTACAACCTCAACGCATGAATGGTCCTTATAAAGTAAAAGACTAAAACTATATAGTACACACTATTGTGTACATTTGCTAAATGTTTAAGGAGATTTAAAATGGCATTTGGAAGCGCAGCTGGTTATGGCAACCTTCCTAACGGTAATTTTAGTCCTATTATTTACAGCAAACAGGTGCAACTTGCTTTCCGTAAGTCATCTATTGTTGATGCAATCACTAATAATGATTATTTTGGTGAAATTGCAAATATGGGCGATTCCGTTAAGGTTATCAAAGAACCAGAAATAACAGTTAAGGCATATTCTAGAGGAACTACAATAACTCCTCAAGACCTTGACGATGAAGAATTTTCACTTAATATTGACAAAGCTAATTACTTTGCTTTTAAAGTGGATGATATTGAAGAGGCTCACTCTCATATTAACTTTCAACAGTTAGCATCAGATAGAGCAGCTTATAGACTAGCCGACCAATTTGACCAAGACGTACTTGGTTATATGTCAGGTTACAAGCAATCAGCTACACATGGTGTTGCAGATACAGCTAATACAACTACTAATGGTAGTGTAGCTGTTTCAACAGCCGGTTCTGACGAACTCTTATCCTCAATGAAGATTGATGCTGAAGACTTCGGTGGTTCTGCTGGAGATGCTGTTGCTATCTTACCAAGAACAGGTGGAGCTACTACTGCTGCTCCTGCTAATGGAGATAGAAACCCATTGACAGTTATTGCTAGAATGTCAAGACTACTAGACCAACAGAATGTTGATACTAACGGAAGAT